TTTAGCCGCGAAAGCCAACGTAAAATTGACGAGTTCATGCGCAACACCACCAGCATGGCGCTGCGCAGATTCATCACAAACTTCTTACCTTTACATGCGCTTTCAGATCTTGCCTCCAAGTACCTACCTCGCGCCTTGGAGATCAATACACTTGTTAACCTGCACGCAGGTGAAGAAAACCGACTCTACGAAGAGCTGAACGTTAATGTAGACCGCGTAGAGCGCTGGGCTAAAACGGCATCCCAAGCCACTATCGACAGGTTTAATAGCTTAGTCTATGGATCTACCCTTGCCAAAATTAACGTAGCCCCTCGCTATGACCCTAAGCTCAAACGCGACGTAGAGTTTAAAGAAACAGACTACGCTCCAGCCGACCGCGCCGAATACAGACGGCTGGCTGCGCTCTACAATGGCTTGGATGCGGGAGGCAAGCAGGCTTATCGGGACATGCGCGATACTTACGCAAAGATGTACACCTACATTCTCGATGGGCTTACAGGACGTATCGACTCCATAGTCAAAGACAAAGAGGCTGCAAAGACTGTCCGTCAAACTATCCTGGCCAAGCTAGCCGCCAGAGGCGGCCTCGACCCCTACTTTCCGCTTACCCGTGAAGGCGCGTACTGGCTCTCCTATAAAACAAAAGACGCAAATGGGCAAGTTGACTTTGTGGTGGAAGCTTTTCCCCAGGAGCTTGCCAGGAAAGATCGCATCAAAGAACTAGGAGATAAAGCCTCCGATGTTAAGGTGTTCTCTCAGTTAGGTGAGCTTGACTACAGCCGTGTGCCAAGTACGTCGTTCCTCAAGTCTATCCTTGACGTGGTACCGGAGGGATCCAGAAACGAAGTGCTCAACCTCTTCGTGGACACCATGCCCGAAACCGCCTTTGCCAAGTCTTTCCAAACCAGGAAAGAAACTTCCGGGTATCAACGAGATGCAGTAGGAGCGTTCCGTAAAAAAGCCTTTCCTACGGTTAGACAAATTGCCAATCTGAAGTACGCTGCCAAACTTGATAGCGTCCTTGCCGATATGGAAAAAGACGTTATCAAAAAACAAGAGTCGGCTCAAGGTGATGTCATGCTTGAGCGTATGTATCTGGACAAGCTACGCGAACATGCCAAGTTTGCCATGTCTCCTAACCAAAGTCGTGCGGCTGAAATTTTCACTACCATGACTTTTGGTATGACGCTAGGCTTCAACCTGTCTTCAGGAATAATCAACCTAAGTCAGGTCCCTCTCTTTGTGTTCCCCTTCCTTGGCAAAACTTACACCCACCAAAAAGCCCGTAAAGAAATCATGCGAGCTTACGGGCTTGTTTTGAACAGTACAAGTCGTAGAAATCAAAAAGCTTTTATAGGAGAGGGCAACCGTGACCAGTTTGCGATGCCTTCCATCGACAACTATGACTTTTCAAGCCCCGACTTACCCGAAGAAATAGCAAATTTACGTGTTCTGGTGCAACGCGCTCAAGAACAAGGGCAGCTCAACAGGTCGCAGATCTATTCCCTACTGGATGTAACAACCCCTGCGAAATCTCTAGCCGCAACCGACCGCAGTGTTGTAGGAGGTGCTGGCGACATCATGAAGTTTGTCGCTGCACACCAAGGCATCTTCATGCACCAAGGTGAGCGTCTCAACCGACAGGTAAGCTTGATTGCCACCTACAACCTGGAACTGGACCGGATGAAAGGGGCAGGGCGCAAAATCGACGAGGCTGCACAGATTGAAGCAGCGGATAAAGCAATCTATACGACTGAAATGACGAACGGAGGCATCTCGCAAGGTGCAGCTCCACTGGCGGTTAAGCGTAACGCCCTTGTACGGATGGCGTTCATGTACAAGCGATACGGCATGTCGATGTACTACATGCTGTTCAAATCCGCCAAAGAAGCTATCTTAAATTCCAAAGCAGACGAGGCAACCCGTAAAACTGCATGGAGACACCTGGGGGCTACTGCAGGGATGGTCGGGCTAGCCTCAGGTATCCAGGGACTGCCCCTGTACGGTGTGATATCCCTTGCGTATAACATGTGGAAGGACGACGATGATGAGCCTTTTGATGAAATAGTTCGTAAAGGGGTTTCAGAGATACCGTTCAAGGGCATCCTAAACTATGTGTTTGGCGTGGAGGTTGCCTCCCGCCTGTCCTTAAACGATCTGATCATGCGTGACGTGATCAATGAAAACGAGAAAAATAAGTTCACTTACTTGCTGGAAGCTTTTGGAGGTCCCGTAATCGGCACCCTTGGAAAAATAGACCGGGGTAGAGAGCAAATAAAAGACGGCGATATTGCACGTGGGATTGAGACCTTGCTCCCTGCTTCACTAGGTAACCTTATACGGTCTATACGCTTTGCCAACGAAGGGGCGACCACGCTACGCGGAGACCCTATTGTGGATGACATCAACGCTTACAACGTAGTCGCTCAAGCTTTTGGCTTCATGCCAGTTGAGTATGCACGGCAGCTTGAGATCAACGCCGCGTTAAAGGGGATCGACAAGGCAGTCAACAAGAAAAAGACCGAAACGCTGCGTCGCTACTACCTGGGCTACCGCATGGGTGACACCGACGTGCAGGCTGACATGCTGGAGCGCCTGCGGGATCTTGAGGCCAAGCACCCTGGCGTTTTCCCCAAAGGTCTACAAGATACTCTGCAACGGTCCATGCGGCAGCACATGAAAACTACGCAGGAAATGTATGCAGGTATCAGTCTGTCTAAAAACTTACGCAAAGAGCTACTGGAGCTTGCCGAAGAGTACGAAGACGACTGAAAAAAACCCCGGCACCAGCCGGGGCTAAAGCCCGCTATGGGCTAGGAGAGCACGGGTAGTGTATCACGAAGTTCTCCAAATACGAAGCCCTAGCTTTCCACCTTCAACCCGCTCCACAGATTGCATTCCCCACCCTTGATGTTTAAAGTAAGGTCTTAACTGTTGCCTAAGTTTACTCGCATTTAGCGTCGGCACAAACACTGACATACCTACCTCCCAAGTGTTAAATGGTATGGATACCCCTATTCCGTCAGGGCTTATTGCCAAGTTCCACGTTTGACGCTTCATCAGTAGAGTTCATGTTTTGTAGCATCAAGGCCCTCGTTGGGGGGATGTTCATACGGGTACCCTTACCCATACGTTTAGTAATTATTTTGGCTTGCGCAGAAGATGCAACTAGAGATTTGACCAGTGAGTCATAGGCCACGTGCTTACGTACACACCAATCCCTAAACGGCCCTACAGCAATAAAAAGCCGTTTCAAATCAAACTCATACCGTAGTAAAAGAGATATCCTTGGGCTGCTGTCAGGCATGACAATATGCTCAAGCATAGGTTCTGTAGCTTCTTCAGTACTACGAATGGACAATGTGTTGGCGTAATTTTCTGTCCAATACTGCCCCACAATCTCCAACGCGCCCACATCAGTGGATTCAATTGCAGCATTCGCACGGCTAAGTACTCCTACAGTCCACTTAAAGAGCTCTGGTATATCCCAATCAATAAGTTCTATTCGCTTAGCAATCATAAGCCCTGATAAAGAAGAGGCGCATCCAGCACTGTAAAAACGATCTTCAAACGACAACTGCGCTTCTTGATCCAACCGCAATCGTGTCTTTGTCCATATCTCCTCAGTCCCACTAAGGTTTTTCATGCAGTACTGTACAAACGGCAAACCAGCATGTCCATAGTTATTTTTCAAGGCTTCAGACAAAGCATCGGTATCGGCTTTTAAAAGTTTAGCGCCTCTTGTAGCTTCGATCTCTAACACACGACGCATCTCAGCATCAGGCATAGTTCGCGCCATACGAATTTTGTCTGAAATTTTAACGTTGCCAGATGAGACCGCAATTGTACTCCAAGGCAAACCCTGCCAACGCTCTTCATTACTATCAGCTTTAAGACGACTACGTTGCGCCCCTTGAGAGACCGCATATGCATAATTGCTTGCTTCTAATGGAGTGATGTTGGTCACCTCATCAAAAAACATGCATACGTTTTTGAACGTTTCCATACGAGACCACCGAGAAGCAAACGTATCGTTATTCTTCATCATGATCCGGCTAGGATCTCCCCAGATAGATGCTCCCGCAAGCATGGCAAGGGTCTTACCATAGCCTGATTTAGCACTGTGCGTGTGCACTGCCAGACCCCGCACCGCAGAGAAATCCATAAACATCGCACCAAAACTGCACCCAATTACAAATTTATGCATCTCCGTATTAGGACGGTTTGTAAAAAACTTCATAATCTTCTTCCACTCTTCCAGAGTACCCGCCCTGGTAAAACAGTTCATGTACGGCGCGGTGTCTGTAGATGGAGGGTTGTGTTCGATTCCTGTAGGGGAAACCTCTTTGTTGCCTATGACAAACCCTGTACGAACTTCCGCATGTTTGACCCACCCAAATTGCATATGAAGCATAGCTGCTTTCTCCTTTGCCTGTAAATGCAAGGTCCATCCATTAATGTAATCCTTCAATTTAGCTATATTAGGTATCACCATTCCTTGAAAAGCCAACTTTTTTCGTAGCCCCTCATTAGAAGATACTTCAGTATTGGAGATCGTAAATTCCCGCACTCCATCTTGAGGTAGATGTAGACGCAGAATATAACATTCTCCTTGCTTCCCGTCTGAGAGGCGTTTAACTACATAAAAATCATTATGGTAAATAATGTTATCTGTTTCTTCTTCCTCTCCATCCCTACGTTTACGTCTATCTCTCTTAAACACCCCACCTTTACTGCCACGAAAATAGGGATACGGATACTTAGGGATTATATAAGTCTGCGCAAAGTCTTCAGGTAAATCAGCAGGACGGTCTATTATGATGTTATCTTCTTCTGATGCTTCAGTGATCATATAACCTAATGCAATAGGAGATTTGATATGTCCTTTATGAATGCAGTTATTGCACTTACCCGGGTTGAGCCGCTCAAATGTGTCGCATAGGTACGGCCCTAGAATACCGGCTGCTTTATCTTCGGTCTCATAAACATTGTATTCTGGGTGTTTATTGGAGATAAGATGAATTGCTTTACTAGCCTCTTTACAAAACACCGCAATCGAAAGCGAAGCTCTCCATCGCGGTTCGTCCATAGTTTCTTGTCGACTAATGATGTCAAAAAGCTGAGCACATCCAACCCCGTTGTGTGTCTTATCTAAAATAATCTTGAAGCTGCTGGTGCCGTTGTCGATGAGTGACTTTGTAATCGGATCTATGTCGTGGGGTAAAAAATATTTTTGATGCGTTTCTTCTCCAATCGTGTCTATAAAAAACTGTAAGTTTTGTGCAGTATAGGTATCGCTGACAATCTCTACTAACGTAGGAGTGCTTTTGTAGTGTGTGGTATACGGCATCCGTAACACTGCAGATGGATTACTAGTGATATTTGGATCAACATGAAAATTCTCCTGTGCCGCACGGGTAGCCAATTTCCATGCTACTTTTTGCCACTGCTCTTTAGCAACTGCTTCAGTAAGGGGCCAATATACATGCATCCCTCTACCACTACTTACAATAATCGGACGAGGCAAAGATAACGTACGACAAAATGTTATGAGCGCTTGCAGCCCTTCCGTTTGCGATGGGTAGGGTTTGCCTGCACCACAATCAACGTCCATAAAAAACGCTTTGAAGAAAGCGGCATTGTTCGCTACCCGGGTGCCTTTTTTATTAAAAGTACCTAGCGCAAAATAAACATCCCACCCTGTGGTCTTTGCGCTCTCTCCCGCCAAAACTAATTCGTCAAGACTGTCGTAAAAAAGTTGTCTATGTTGACATTTTGGCCTAGCTCCTTTTAGTAATAACGCTACGTAAACCCCTCTATCCGCTAATACGGTATTAAAAAATTCTATGGTATTCATGGCCGCACCTAGGCCGCAAAGAAAAACAGGGCGACAGAACCCCTGCGGCTGGGGTCTTTTCGATCCGTCGATCTAGTCGCCCGTGGCCAGACTAATCGTCAAATTCTTTAAGCAAATCAGCTAGTTTGTTATCAAGCTGAGCTTTAGGCGCGACGACTTTAGGCTCTGCAATCGGTGCAGTAAGGGCAGCGGGAGCTGTCTCCTGAGGCGTGATGTTAAGCGTGATAGCGGCAAGTACTTCAGAACTGTCTTTCAACTCCTTTACAAGCTCAAACTCCTCTTGCGTCACAGGGCGTATCGGCTTAAAGATAAGTTTAGATGCGTTGCCTGAAGCTGTATCAAACTTTATCTCGGTAACCACACCTGTGATAGGCACCCTGTGTGAAGCAAGATGCTGAGCATAGGCTTGAAGCGCCATCTTACCGTTCTCTATTGGAGGGAAGATGCTGGTCGCTGACAAGCTTAATTGATAAACAAATTTGTTAGGTTCGTGCTCGGGTATCACTGCCAGAAGCCGACGATAGCGGCAAGCTCGACTATCACCCTGTCCTGAGCCCCGAACGTTCTGGGGGCAATCAATGCATCTCTTAGCTTGGGGTGACATAGAACGTTCGTCAGGTGTAATCCCGTCGTTAGAGTAACACACAGGAGCGGAACTCTGTCCTTTGACATAAGCCGAAGCGTAATACTCTCTCTGGTTATGGGGAGCAGCATTGACAATGATGACGTTCATTGCTCGATCTTCATTAACTGCTACTTCTTTACCATTGACCAGCATACGAAACACGCCGCCTTCAATAGAAATTCTACGGCGGCCACCTAAATTGGAAGCAGTCAATGCTTCCGTAACACCGTCAGAAGCTCCCCGGAGATACTCAGGAAGACCAGTTTTAAAAATTGATAGTGCTGTAGTCATCATAACTCCTTACATGTCTGTGGAATCTGCGATAGGCTGTGAAACTACCTCTCGTTTTTTACTATGTTCAATCAATGCCGCCTCTACTTCCGGCAGCCGAAAACGGTACACGTTGCCAACCTTCACACAAGGAATTAGGCCAGAACGCGCCCATATTCGTGCTGTTGCTTGCGATACTGAAAAGTACGCAGCTATATCAGTAAGTTTAACAAATGGTGTTGTTTCCATCACTTTCTCCGTATGGTAACTGAATACTCGCTATCAACTTTAAGACCAGAAGGTATAAGATCTGGATTAGCCTCAAAGAATTCACGAGCGTTGGTTTGATGAACCCGCTTTTCAAGAAGCTGCGGGAGGTTATGCGTGACAACGAGGTTATGAAACGCCTCCCAGTCACTAGTCCAGTATTTTCGATCCACAGTCCGGTAAACTACCCCTTCCGCAGTCGACATACTTTCGACATTCTGAGCGCACATCCGTGCCAAAATTATGTGCTTAATGTACGCCATCTTATCAGATAAAGAATCATACTCTGTTTTATATTTTTGAGTAAGCTCTTCTCTTTTAGAACGTATTTTAATGTACGTCTGTACAATTTTATCAATTTGTATTGAAGTTTCAAGTTCCATGTTGTACTCTCCAGTATTGTAAAGACTGTCTATATTAGCCGAATCACGACCGTTTGTCAAGTAGGGTGTTGTACAAGGTTATGAGTTGCGCATGAGCCATAATTTTGTTATCAAGTAGTTGATACAAATGTTGCTCTACAGGGCTACCCACTAGTCTTACCACCGTTACCTTGTTTTTCTGCCCCGGCCTATGGACCCGAGCGTTAGCCTGCGCGTATGTTTCCAGCGAAGTTGTAGGCCCCCACCATACTATGGTGTCCGCAGCGGTTAGAGTTACCCCATGCGCTGCGGCCTGCGGCTGGATAAGAAGAACTTTAAGGGGGTGGCTGAAATTCTGAAAGCCATCAAATATCTTGGCGCGTTTAGATACCGACACAGAACCATCCACCACTTCAGACACAATCTTTAATTTATGTAGTTCATTCTGTAACATCTCAATCGTATGTTTAAACGGAACAAACACCAACACTTTGTGCAGCGCTTCTTCTATAACTTCTACAAGAGCTTTGAACCGCTCCGAAACATCAAACTGCACTATGGCCCCATCGTCCGTATAAACTACTCCACACGCCACTTGTAGTAGCTTGTTAATAGCCACCGCTGCGTTGACAGCCGTAACCACTTCTCCACTAGCTGTCATCGTCATATTGTGTTTAAGAAGTTTGTAGTACTTTTTTTGTTGCGCGGACATATTGATGTTACGACGTACATACAACACATCCGGCAAATCCAAACACTCTTTTTTGGTAAACCGAATAGCAGGTTGCAACGCTTCAAATACTGTTTCTTTTGCGTTTGGTTTAGGTTCCCACTTGAACCGGGATACCTGAAACATCACCATATCTTTGAAGGCCCCGTAGAACTTAGGTACTTTCAACGGCGAAACCAGTTTGGCAAGTCCGTAAGCATCTATAGGAGACTGCGCAGCAGGGGTGCCCGTGAGCATCCACAGCCACGTGTCGGGCTTCAAAAGTCTAGCTAAGGTGCGCCAACGTTTAGTCTGCGGGTTCTTGTATGCGTTGGCTTCATCCACCACAATTAAATCAAAGCCACCGTTGAAGATCTCTTTAGCTACAATATCAACTCCATCGTAGTTCACGATAATAAATTCAACGGTGGACTGAACAACAGCTTTACGCCTGGGGGCAGTTCCATGCGCAACCCCTACAGTGCGATGCATGGCAAAAGTAAAAAGATCTTTTTTCCATGCAGAGATCATGACTGACAAAGGACAAATAACCAACACCCGGTTGATCTTGCCTAAAGTCATCAAGTAGTCTGCCGCCCATATTACGGAAGCAGTCTTCCCTGTCCCCTGCTCGTTAAAACAAAACGCTCTACGGTGCAGGGTCAAAAACGAGGAAGTTTTTTTCTGGTGTGAAAAAGGTACGTGGCCTCCGGGCCATGTGTAGTCCCGTAAAATAGGAGACGGTACATTTTTGATGCTGAGCCCCCGCAACAGGGCGGCCTCATCAAAACCCCATTTAACAAGAACTTTGCCACCGTCAACCAACTTACTATCAGTGATGTTTGACAGGACTGCGTGGGGGTCTTTTAATCGTAACAGCAATGCCTTATTTTGAATAATTTCCATGCGCTCTCCATTATTTAATTTCCCGTTTACTTTTTTCTGATACCAATGCGCTTTTACTGTTACGTCGAAAAGATCGATTGGTTGCAGAAGCTTCTATAGAAAAACCATCTTTATTAGATCCTCCTTTACTAATGGGTTTATG